CCCGGATGGCCCCGCCCCGGTCCTCGGCCACATATTCCTCTTCCGTCCCGTCGGGCCACCGGATCAGGATCCGGCTCCCCATGGGGATGACCGCCGGGTCCACCGCCGCCGTCCGTCCCGCCTGAGCCCGCGTGCCGGATGCCGTGTAGACGATGCTCTCGCCGTTCTCGTCCTTCGGCCGCTTGTCCGCCCATTCCCCGCAGCAGATGCGGCAGGGGCAATAGTTCGTCGCGGTAAAGGTCCCCATCGCTCTCATCCCCGCCGTGGGGTCGGGCTCCTCCGCCGGGGCTGCTTCCGCCGGGGCGGACTGGATGGCCCGGGGCTTGTCCGCCAGCTGGGGCGCTCCCGTCTCCGTCACCCGGACGGCCCGGTCCCGCTCCTCCAGCGCATCCTCCAGCGTGCGGATCCGCGCCGCCGCCTTCTCGTTTTCCCAGACCGCCAGCGCCAGGAACACGCACAGGATGATCATCCCCAGCCAACATGCCGCCAGCCAGCTCCGCTGGAGCCGCACCACGCTCACCCGGTCATACCGCCGTTCCATCGTCCGCCCCCGCCTTGTCCTTTGCCAGCTGTTCCAGCACTTTCTCCAGTCCCTCCGGGGTCTTCACCCGGGTCTTCTTCCCCGGGGCCTGCCGCATGACCTCCATCAGCAGCTCCAGCGCGTCGGCCTCTGTCCACAGCCGGCAGAGCCGTTCTGCCAGCTCCCGCCCCGGCGTTTCGGTGGAGATCCCCACCAGCGCCGCCAGATTGCTGAGCGCCCAGACGAGCTCCTTCCCCGTCCCTGCGCTCCGGACCGCGGTCACCCCGTCCTTGTCTTCAAAGCTCAGGACGGTCTCTCTCTTCTTGTTTTCCATGTGTACTTCCTCCTCGTTTTGTCGTTCTGTCGCCTTTCCTGGGGCTCAGCGCCCCAGGGGGAAGGGCTCCAGTCCCAGCTTCCGCAGCTCGTTGTTCCGGGCCACCAGCCATCCCATTTCGGCGATGCGCTGCCGCCGCCGGGCGATCTCTTCTTCGCTGCATCCGGCATACCCGCCGTCCCAGAACTCGATCTTCACCCCGTTGGGCAGCCGGTATTCCTTGACCTTGTTCCCCATCTCAAATCCATGGAGCTTCATCCGTCTTCACCTCCTGCTTGATAGATATGCTTCCGCGGCTTGTCTTCTTGCGCCGCTCCTCGGCGGCGGATCCCCGGCTCCTTGCCTGCGCCTTGGCGGGCCAGTTGTCCTGTCTGGCCTGTTCCTTCTCGGGGGTCCGCCGCCCGGGAGCGGCGCTCCCGGGCCCCGGCCGGTCTTTCACCGCTGCTGCCCTCCCGGGCAGAGCCGCCTGTTTACCGGGTCGGCAGCTTTCGTGAGGTGTCAGGAGGCCGGCCCCTTCCGGGGCCGTGGTGCGCCGTGGGGGTCTCGTCCCCCCGCCCGCGGCTCCCGCCGCGCTCCGCTCCGGCGGCGCGTGCCGCCTCCCGCTCCCGTTTCAGTATCCTGTCCACCTCCTGTCTGTCCTCCGTATTGCTCCTTGCAATCATTTCAATTTCGTGCTATGCTTTCTTTGCCCCTCTCTTCCGGGGCTCCTGTTTCCGTCCTTCTCTCCGCCTTCCGCCGCTTTATGCGAAAGGAGGTGAAAAGAATGGCTGTAAACAAAGACCTGGCGTCTGAGTATGCGCGCGAACTTGCCAAGGTTCTGCTCGCCGGCCCCGCCGGAGAGCGCATCTACCCCAACAAGGAAAGCGCGAAAAACATCGCCGAGTTCATCCGTACCATCACGGAAGAACTGTCCGAGATGTAACTCCCATCGCTGGGAAGAGACCCGTCGAAGCCCGCCCGCTTCGGCGGTTTTCATTTTGGGCGCGGACGGGATCACCCGCCCCCCTCGGCGAAGAAGAATCCCCGCAGCTCCTCCTCCGCCCCCAGCAGCTTCGCCAGCGCCCAGGCCTCCTCCAGCGTCATCGGCCTGCGGTTGTTGAGCTTGAGGGAAAGGGTCGCCTGTCTGCATCCCACCTTCTCCGCCGCCTCCCGCTGGGTCACCCCCAGCGCCCGCATCCGCGCCTTGACCGCCGCTGTGTTGATCATCCGCTCACCTCCCCGATTTTTCTTGCACTTTTTCGCCTGTCGTGCTACGCTGTGGTTGAGCTCTCGCCAAAGATCTCTTCCACCGTGCTTTCCACCGCCCGGGCGATGCGGATCGCCGTCCGCACATTGGGGCACCGGTGGTCATATTCATATTCCTGATAGAGGCGCTCTCCGATTCGCGCTTCCTTCGCGACCTGTGCCTGCGTCTTGCCGGACTTCTCACGGGCCGCCTTTAATGCCATATTCACTTGCTCCTCTCTTTCCGAATTGACACGTTATATTTATCGTGTGCCAACAGTATATCACGCTATATTTATCGTGTCAATACCTTTTTCATTTGGAGGTACTGATATGCTTTTACCCGATGCCCTGAAACGCTTCCGCAAAGAATACAAGGTGACCCAGAAACACGCTGCCGAGATTTCCGGCGTTGCTGAGCGTGTTTTTCAGTCCTACGAATACGGGAAGGTGGTTCCAACGGTCACCGTTCTCATCTCCCTCGCCGACTTCTTCGATGTCTCCCTGGACTATCTCGTCGGCCGGTCTGATGATCCCTCCAGAAAATGAGGTGTTCCCATGACTTTTCCCGAACGGCTCTTGCAGCTGAAGCAGGAACGCAAGCTGCTGCAGAAAGATATTGCCGCCAGCATTGGCCTGTCCCTTCGCGGCTATCAGTACTATGAAAAGGGGCAAAAGGAGCCGACGCTTTCTGTCCTCATCCGTCTTGCCGACTTCTTCGATGTTTCCCTGGACTACCTCGTCGGCCGCTCCGACGATCCCGCCCGGCATTAAGCTCTCTGGGCGCGTGGATTGAAATGCCGCCAGCGCCGCCGTAAAATACCCCGCCGTGATCATGATCCCGCTCACCTCCCTCACCTCCCGCCTTTGGTGGGAGGGTTTTTCTTTTTCATTTTCTTTGCCTCCCGTTCGGTTCATTGTTATTGAACTTTTGCTGTAAAAAAATAAGTCGCGATATCCGAATCTGCAATCCCCAGCAGGGAACACGCCTTTGTAATCTCGGGCTGCTTAAAGGGCCTGATATTATTCAATTTCAACGAAAGACTTCGTTCTGAAAGCCCCATCGCACCAGAGAACATCAGCTGTGAACCATATTTCTCAACAATGCGCCCGAGAAGTTTGCTATAATCGTATGCCATGCGATACCCCCCTTTTTTCTCATGCTCTTTTGTTCAATTTCATTGAACTATCGTTATAATACCACACCACAATTTCTTTTGCAATACTTTTCTTCATTTTTCTTGAACTTTTTCTTTTGGCTATTGAACTTTTGTTCAAAACCTTTTATAATGATGTCATCCACAAAGGAGGTCGTTTCTATGAAAGCGTCTAGTACTTCCCAACGTTTGCGGCAAATTATGAACCTGCGTGGCCTTCGCCAGGTTGATATCTTGCGTTCCGCCGAGCCTTACTGCAAACAATTCGGTGTCAAACTCAATAAAAACGATCTCAGCCAGTATGTTTCCGGAAAAACCGTCCCCGGACAAGACAAGCTCACGATTCTAGGTCTAACACTAGGTGTCTCTGAGGCATGGCTCATGGGGTATGATGTTGACATGGAACGAACCACGGTGTCCGCTTCGCGCAAAGGCGTCAACTTCGATGTAGACAACCTCCTCCCCATGCCGGCCATGCGGAAGATCCCGCTAGTGGGCTCTATCGCCTGCGGGACGCCGATTTTGGCCGAGGAGAACCGCGAGGGGGATGTGGACATTCCGGAGCACATCCATGCCGACTTCGCCCTCCGCTGCAAGGGCGACAGCATGATCAACGCCCGCATCTACGACGGCGACATCGTTTACATCCGCCAGCAGGATTCTGTCGAGCACGGCCAGATCGCCGCCGTTCTCATCGACGACGAAGCCACCCTCAAGCGCGTCCACCTCTTCGAAGATCACATCGTCCTTGAGGCCGAAAACCCGCAGTTTCGGCCGATGACCTTCTGGGGCGAGGAGATGCGCGCCATCCGCATTCTCGGCCGCGCCGTCGCCTTTACCAGCGATGTGCGGTGAAAGATTTACCTTGACAGCTTCATATTTTTGTGCATATAATAGGGGTGTGGAGAGATCCACGATGATGAAGTCGCAGGGCGCGACTTCCGCCGAAAAAAGAAAGCCCGATAGATGATTCGCTCGTAGAGCGCGAGCGGCATAATCTAAAAAAAGCTCAATGGATGAAGGCCCCCTCTGTGCTGACAGAGGGGGCCTTTTTTGCTTATAACTGCGCCCCGCCAGGGACGCGCGGATCCAAATAAATGTGGAGGATAAACGATGAATCTTGTTCTGCTCTCTCCTGCTTTTTACTCTGCCTACGCCGGTTGCCCCGAGATTTTAACAAAGCCAGCCCGGCCTTATGTTTGTCTGGCCGTCACCATCGATGGGGTTCGCTTTGCGATCCCCATCCGCCACCACATCCCGCACCAATGGGCTTTTTTCACCATCGACCGCCGGGGGCTGGACTATACAAAAGCCGTCGTCCTTTCCCGCCCGGAATACATCGGAAGCACCGGTGCCTGGATCGAGCAGGCCGAGTTTGATCTGCTCAAGAAGAAAGAGCGTATGATCATCAACGGGATGCGTCACTACCTCCAGGCATACAAAAAGGCGCTGCGCTACCCGGACAACCCCCATTACGAAAACATCCGTTCCCACAGCGCTTTACAGTATTTTCACCGTGAGCTCCGCCTCCCGCGCGGAGATCATCCGCGCCCCTGACCCCCGCAGAACAAAAAAGCCCCCTCTGTTCTGCACAGAGGGGGATGATCGCTTATTCAGCCCATTTATACCTTATCTTGTATTTGCTGTGCCAACTGTAGGGGATCCGCGTTTCCTTCTGCAGCCGGCCGATGACGATATACGGCGTGACATTCTGGCTCTTGGCATATCGGCAGATGGCGTCCGCACCAAAGTTCCGGTTCTTCACAAACCTTGCGTAGCTGGCGGGTTCCAGCAGTGCATCCTTGGCAAAATTGTTGGCCGCTTCTTCCTTTTCCTCTTTCGCATCCGCGTCGCTTTCCGCATCCAGCAGCCCCGCCGTCCGGGAAACATCTCCGTTCACGATATGCCCCAGCTCATGGAACAGCGAAAACCAGAAAATATCCGCGCCCGCTCCGCGAAGCGTCAACGCCATCTGATATTCCCCATCTTTGTTCTGCGCGATATATCCATGCACCGGCGCACCCCGGAAGTTCGGCAGCAAACTGAGCTTGATCCCATACCGCGCCATGACCCCGGCCAATTCCTCCCGGAAATCCCCGTCGTTCATTACCATGACACGCTTCAATTCTGCGATCAGCTGCCCGGTCTTTTGCGGGTCAAAGCTCGGTACTTCGGTCGTGTTGCATTCTCCCATCACCTGGCAGAGCCTGAGCCAGGCGCCCATGACCATCGGCTCCACCGGTGCCGCTTTTGCCACGCGAAAAGCTCCCACCGCCGGCAGCACCGCCAGCTTCGAAATGTCGCTCATCCGAAAAACTCTTCTCAACTCCAGGATCGTGCCGCGCGGGTCCGTCTGCTGGGCGATCATCTGTCGTTTCCCGAGCCAGGCGACGACTTCATGCAGAGCCTGCAGCGCAGCAGTCTCCTCGTCTGTCACCGTGTTCGCTTCATTCCATTCCAGCAGCTCCGCATCATAGCTCGCCTGCCGGTTCAGCCAAAAGGATTTCGGCACATCCAGTGCATATTCCAGCTTCCTGGCAAAGTCCGCGGAAATATCCTTCCTTCCCGAAATGACCTGGCTGACATACGCCGGGGTGACATCCGTTCTGGCGGCCAGCTCCGCCTGTGTGATCCCCCGCTCCTCCAAAATGTCCGCTATGGTTTCGCCGGGGTGAATAATCAGGTCACGGGATATACCAGTTCTCTTTACCGCCATGATAATCACTCACTCCTTCAATCTCAATTTCTTCACATATCATGATAGTATCCTGCGTCGCGTTTGGTTCAATGATCAGCCGCACATTTGCGGATATGTGCAGGGAATACCGGATCTGTTCATAGCCTTTTAACTGTTCCGGTCTCCCCAGACCCAATTTCAAAAAATCTCCGAAGCAATCCGCAGCTTCCAGGTTGTCGAGATGCTTTTTGATCGTTTTCACCCATGCCGCCGGCAGCTCACTCTTCAGTCGGTTGAAGTCGGAAAAATACCGCTCTACCCTACTATTTGCGTAAGTGATCCGCAATCAATATCACCACCAAGTTAACCTTTTGGTTAACCTAATTATACCCCGCCGCGAGGAAATGTCAAGAACTTTTGCGCCCCCGCATCTCCGCCCCTCCAGCGTAGGAGGTTTTCAACGATTCAAAAATCAACCCGTTTTTTCAATCGTTCCCCGCTTTTCTCCCTCGACGCTTCAATCGTCACCCCTATTCTGTGCCTGCTTCCCCCTTCCCATTCCCCCAGAAAGGAGTCCTTCCCATGCCCAGTTCTTCTGCCCTTCCCCAGCACTATCTGATGTATCTGCGGAAGTCCCGCGCCGACATCGAGGCCGAGTCCCGGGGCGAAGCCGATGTCCTCGCCCGGCACGAAGCCGAGCTCATGCGCACGGCCCATCGCCTGGGCATCACTGTTTCCCAGGTCTACCGCGAAGTTGTCTCCGGAGATACCATCTCCGACCGCCCCATGATGCGCCGCCTTCTGGACGAGGTCGAGCACGGCCTTTGGGCCGGTGTTCTCGTCATGGAGGTCCCCCGTCTGGCTCGCGGAGACACCGTCGACCAGGGGGTCGTCGCGCGCGCCTTTTCCCTGTCTCACACCCTGATCATCACCCCGCAGAAAACCTATGATCCCGCCAACGAGTTTGACGAAGAATACCTGGAGTTCGGCCTCTTCATGTCCCGCCGGGAATACAAGGTGATCAACCGCCGAATGCAGCTCGGCCGGGAAGCCTCCGTCCGCGAAGGGAAATATGTCGGCAGCACCGCCCCCTTCGGCTATCGCCGGGTCAAGATCCCAAAGGAAAAGGGCTGGACCCTGGAGCCGGACGAAAATGCCCCCGTCGTTCAGCAGATCTTCCAGCTCTACACCCGGGATTCCTCTCCCCTCGGCGTTTCCCGGATCGTCCGCTATCTCAACGACAATCATGTCCCTTCCTGCAAGGGCGGCGTTTGGACCAATGCCATGATCCAAAACATTCTCTCCTCCGATATCTATGCCGGCTTCCTTTCCTGGGGCCGCCGCCGCACCGTCAAGTCCTCGCACCAGGGCCAAATCTCCACTTCGCGCCCCTGGGCCGAAGAGCATCTCCGCGTCCCCGGTCTCCATCCTCCCCTCGTTTCTCCCGAGGTCTTCGATCGGGCACAGACCCTCCGGCAAAAAAATCCCGGCCGCCCCGGCCCGCAGACCATGCAGAACCCCCTCTCCGGTTTGGTCTTCTGCTCCGCCTGCGGCCATGCCATGGTCCGCCGGCCCTACAAAACCGGCCACCAGCCCAGTCTGATCTGCTATCTTACCAGCTGCAGCATGGTCGCCTCCGACCTGGACCGGGTGGAAGCCTCCCTGCTCTCTTCCCTTCGGGATTACCTTCACGATCTCGAGACCGGCGTCGCCGCAGAATCCGCGCTCTCCCCCGGGACCGATCTGTCCGATGCCATCTCCCGTCAGGAATCAGCCCTGGCCGAGTTGGAACAGCAGCAGCAAAAAGCCTTTGAACTCGTGGAACGCGGCGTCTATTCCGATGCACAGTTTCTGCAGCGTTCCCAGGTCCTCAATACCCGCAAAGAGGATATTCTCTCCCGTCTCAACGACCTCCGCCTTTCTCAGCAAAAAGCCCGGGACGCCCTCACCCGCCGCGAACAGATCATTCCCCAGGTCCGCCACGTTTTGGCTTCCTATCCCACCGCCACTGTCGAGGATAAAAACGCACTCCTCCGCACCGTCCTCACCCGCGTTTACTACACCAAAACCGTCCGTCGCTCCCGGTCCGGCTCCGACGACGGCGATCTGTCTCTTTCCATCGTCCCCCTCGTCCCTGCCGATTGACTCCCTCTCGGCTTTTCTTTTGCTTTCATTTACCGATATATCTCATGTACTAACGAGCTGGCGCATTCAAATTATCAATAAACAACCCCCGGTATCTTTCGATACCGGGGGTTGTCTTCCCTCCTGCCTGTTATCCCACGCCGGGGAGCGGGAGCGCCGCCGCTTTTTTCTCCGTCGTCCCCGGCAGAGGGAGCGCCATCGGCGCGCGGCTTTCCGTCTCCCGGCTCCGGCCGTCCAGTCCGGGGAGGAGGGGCACCGTGCGCTCCCCCTTCGCCCAGGGGGTCTCCGGGAGCCCTTTTTCCGCATACCCCGCCGCCAGATAGAGCGCGTCCTTCTGCTCCTTTTCCAGAGCCAGCCCGTTGATATACGCCAGGACCTTTTTCTTTTTGGAGCCGGAGACCGCCTTCCCGTTGGCGTCCACGTCGGCCTTCATGCCCCCGATAGTCTCCCGGGCTTCCAGCGCTGTCCGGAGCCCGATGCCCGCCGCGGTGCAGCTCCGGAGCTCCGCCATGCTGTTTTCGCTGAGGATGGTCCCCAGGGCCGCCAGCTGCTCCTCCTGGCTCAGGCCGCTTTCCGCGATGGCCATGCACCGCTGGCTGTCGCTCACGCTGCTTTTGCCCGTCTCCGGTTCCAGCGCCGCCAGCCGCTGCTGGAGCGCCAGCGCCGTCTCCGGGCGCAGTCCCGCCCCCTCCAGCTTTTCATAGGTCCCGGCCTGGGCCTTCGTCTGGCTCCAATAGCTCAGGTTTTCCTTGACGGCTTCCGCCGCCGCCGGGGAGAGGTTCCCGTCTGCCCAGGCCGCCAGGGCAGAGGCTTTCCCGCCGCTGTTCAGATCCTCCCGGGCCGCCAGCGCCTGATACTGCTCCACCGCCGCCGAGATCTCCTTCCATCCCATTCCGGCCTGTTCCATGGCCCGGATGTCCTCTCTCCGGCTGTCGGTGGCGACGGTATCGGCATAGAGCCGCAGCTTCTGCCCGTCGTCCAGGTTCTCCTGCTCCTCCAGCAGCCGGAGCTTCTTCCGCTCCAGGCTTCCGCCGATGCTCTCCCCCTGTTCGTTCTTGTCCGAGGTGAGCTGCTTCGCCGCCTGGGCAAAGGCGACGAAATCCTCCATGGAAACGCCGTACGCCTCCGCCTCCCGCATCTGCCCGGTCTGCTTCTGGCTGAGCGCGCCCCGGCTCCCGCCGTCGTAATAGTCCCGGGCCTCCGGCAGCGCGCTCCGCCCGAACAGGACCCCTCTCCCCCAGTTCCCCAGGGAATCGTTGTCCACGGTATAGAGGAGCCGCGTCCCATCGTCGCTGTACCGCGCCCCCCGGGCCAGATCCAGCGTCCCCTGGACCGTCTTCCGCGCCTGGTTCCCCATGGGCAGCAGCGCCGCCCCGGTCTTGAGGGTGCTGCTCACCAGACGGCTGGCCCCGGCCTTTTTCCGGGCCGCCGCTTCCTCTTCGGTCTCCCCCTCCGGGGCGGAAAAGAGCTCCTTCGCCCCGGCGGCCATGCCGTCCAGATAGAGCTGGGGCAGCGGCAGCCGCCCGTTCCCCTTGCCGAAAAAGGCCCCGATGTTGGAGAGATAGGGCAGGTCCCCCAGGATCCTGTCCTCCACACCGCTCAGGCCCGCGCTCCAGTCGAACTTCTTTTCCTCGTCCTCGTCGTCCCCCTCCGGGAGCCCCGCCCGGACATAATCCCAGATGGCCCCGATCCAGTCAAAGGCCACCGGCTTCTGCCCGGAGATCTGCTCATAGAGGGCGTTGAGCGCCGCCGCGTAGATCGACCCTTTGGCAAAGGTCACCGCCACCTGGCGCACGGCCGCCTGTTTCCCCTGAGTCCGGGCCGTCTCCTTCCACTGCTGGGGGAGATCATACTTGATATGCTCCCATCCGTTGGCCACCTCCAGCTGGAAGGTGTTCACCAGCTTGGAGACGATGTTCTTGTCCGCGAAGAAATTGGGCTTCGCCCCCTTCATGCGGTTGCCGATGATGTCCTCCACCGTCCGGTCGGCCGCGCGGACGGCGTCCTCGTGCTTCATCCCCTGGTCCAGCGCCTGGAAATAGGCCGCCCGGACATAAAGGCGGCTGGCCAGGTCGTCCACCGCCTCAAAGGGGATGCTGGCCGTATCCAGGATCTTGTCCAGGGTCTTTTCGCTCTGCACCAGGCGGCGGATGCCCTTCTTTCCTGTGAGGAAGGTGCTCTCCCCGTCCAGGTCGATCCCGATATCCCGGAGCCGCCCCGTGCGGAGATCCTCCGCCGCCCGGAGGATGTTCTTTTCCCCCACCTCCGCCGTGAGCTGGGGGAGCTGCACCAGCTGGTTGATGGCCGAAGAGAGGTTCCCCGGGATCGACGACCGCACCAGGATGTCCACCGGCTTGCGCATGGTGTTGAGGGCGTTTCGCGTGATATGATCCTCGATGGCCCGGTCCATCTTGGTCTGCTTCCCCGCCAGGATGTTCGTATAGTTCTCCAGCTGGGTCACATACCCACCGAACTTCCCCAATTCCTTGGCTTTTCCGTGGAGGAGCTCGTCGATGCGCGCGTCACGTTCCTCGGTGGAGAGGTTTTTGTTCTTCTTCAGCGCCTCATATTCCTTCTGGACGCTCTTGGAGCTGTACCGGGCCCGGATCTCGTTTTCCAGCACCCGGAGCTTCTGGATGTCGTCGGTGTGGTAAAACACCTCCGAGAGATAGTTGATGTAGCTGTTAAAGCTCTCCACCGCGTCGGCCTTGGCGTTGACCCCCTTCCGTTCCTGGAAAAAGGGGTTGTACTTCTTCCCGGGCTTGAAGTCCCTCGTCCGCCCCGCGATCTCCGTGGGGATCCCCGACACCTCTTCGCCAAAGCCCAGGCGGTCAAAGATCCTCGCCTGTTCCTTGACGCTGTCCGGCTGCATGTGCGGAGCATAGTTTTCGATGAAGCCGATCTCCTTGTACCCGTGCGCCGCGAGGAAGTCGTTGATGGCGTCGTAATAGTCGGCATATTTCTGCCGCATGGCGTCCACCGTCTTCTGCACCAGCGCCCGGTCCATCCCGCTTTCGGCGTTTTCGATGTTGGCTTCCCCGTCCAGGATCCGGAACACCAGCTCATTTTCCCCGTCGGTGAGCTGTTCCGCGAAGCGCAGCTCCTCCAGCTGGCCGTTGGCCCAGCGGATCCTCCCCGCCTCGTTCCGCACCGCCGTGTCAAAAAACTGCTCGTTGACCCAGGTCCCCGCCTCCCGGCCAAAGGTGCGGAGATTGTTCCGCCGCCAGGTGTTCGTCCACAGCGAGGTCCGCACCGGCGGCTTGGCCTTGCTCAGTACCTCGTCCGGGAGATGTTCTTCGATCCGCACCCCCAGGTCCTCTCTCGCCTGGCGGATGTTGTCCCGGAGCGCGATGCCGCTGTCGCTGTCCCGCTGCATCCGGTAGAGTCCCGCCAACTCCTCCACCACATGCTTCCGGTTCCCCGGCTCATGCATGGTGAAGCGGTAGTTCTCCAGCTTCTCGTCCCCGGCCGCCACCGCCTTGGCCCGGCGGATCTCCAGCGGGGATGCGTCCTTTTCCTTGATATAGTCCGCGATCTGTCTCTCCATCTCCCGGCTCTGCCGGTCTGCGTTCCGCACCCGCTCCACGTTCCGGAGGTCCGTGATGGGCGCTTCCACCTCGATCCCCAGCTTTGCCGTGGCCTCCGTGCCCACATAGCCGGAGGGCATGGTCACGTTCCCGCTGTGCTCCGTCCCCGGCCGCCGGTCCTTCCCCGGGGCGTCGGTCTTCGCACTGCTATCCTGTACCTCGCTGCGGATGATCTGATCATCACGAAAGGCGATGAAGGAGGTTCCCGTTCCTTCATAGCTGTTGGGGTAGACGATCCCGTCATACCCTTTTCCGCTCAGTAGCGCTCTCAGTTTTTGAGCCGCCGGGGAATCGTAGCCATTCCCCTGGCTTCGCAGCGCGTTGACCATCTCGATCTCCTGGTCACTCAGGACTCCCTGCGACCACAATTTCAGCGCCGTTCCGCTTGGGTTCCAGCTCATAATGTCCGAATCCGCATACACCGGGTTTTTGATCTTCAAATAGGCCCGGAAGGTCCGGCCCTCCCCACCGTTTACTTGGTTGCCCCGCGTCTTTGCCTGCGCTTCCGTCCCGAAATGGAATCCCACATCTCCCTTTGCAAATGTCGTGAAACTCTTGTCCGGGGTGAAGTGATAAAATGCGATCGGCTGCCCTTCATCGTCTACGACGGTCTCCCGGCCCAACCGCTCTGCTTCCTCCGGTCTCAGTCTTCGTCCTTCAGAATCCTGATCCGCAAAGCGTCCTCCACCATCTCCGGCGGCGCGCCCTTCTCGAGATACTCCTTCCGCAGCCCTTCCAGCATCGCCAGCGATTCTTCCAGCTTGCTTTCCGGGATCACGTTCAGATAGCCCCCGACTTCCAGCCTGATCAACTTCTCTTCCAAGATCATTTCCTCCTTGGATATCTTCGGTCTCTGCGCCCCGCGCCTCGCTCAGTCTCTGTCCGGCCTCTTCTCGAACAGGATCCCGTGATCCCCGGGATACGGCGTCGTGTGACTGCGTCCGCTGAGGATTTCCTGCGGGATCCCCTCCGGGAACGCCTCGCACCGGATCTCGAAGGGCTTCCTGTGAATGCACTTGTTGCATTCCTTCACGGTGTTCCGGGGAATAAAGTTGTCCATGTTCTCTGCCATTGTTCGCTACCTCCTGCATATAGAGCACCGGCACGCCCTGCGCGTCGGTTTCTGCGCCCCGCGCCTCGCTCAGTCCCTGTCCGGTCTCTTTTCGAACAGGATCCCGTGATCCCCGGGAAACGGCGTCTTGTGACTGCGCCCCTTCAAGATTTCCTTGGGAATTCCCTGCGGGAACGCCTCGCACCAATACTCGAAGGGCTTCCTGTGGATGCATTTGTTGCATTCCTTCACGCTGTTCACCGGAATTGACTTGTCCATTTGTAAATACCTCCTGCATATAAATCACCGGCACGCCCTGCGCGTCGGTTTCTGACTTCGTGATCAAAAACTCCGTGTCTCGTGGAAACAGCACTTCGCTCTCCATGTTGTTTCCGTACCCGGCCACATTCCGGCCGTTCTTCCCCTCGATCACCAGATGCACCCGGTGGTTTCCCTCGATGGGGTAGCCGTTGGCTTCGGTGGACGTAGACGTGAACGCATCATAGTTGACCACATCTCCCACCTGGTGCCCTGCCAAAAACGCCGCCAGCGCGTCCGCGCCGCCCACGTCGTCAAAGCCCAGGTTGCGGTAGACCGTCCCCTCATACTTCGGGAGCTTCGTCAGCGCACTGTCCAGCCGGGACACGATCTCCTGCTGCTGCGCGTCCAGTGGGGCCCCGCTCCACAGCTTGGAGTTGATCCGGTAGCTGTCCCCGCTTTTATACGACAGCAGCGAACCTTCCTCCTCTGTGCTCAGCTTCGCCCCTGTCTGCGCCCCCGGCACGGTGCCTTCGCCGTTGGTTCCATGATACCCCTCCGGCCCCGGGCTGTCAACGGCCGTCTCCGGCAGCGGCAGCCCCAGCGGCTTTTCCTTCGCCGTTCCCTGGATGGAATCCACCTGGGAATAGTCCACGCCGCTATAGCCGTTCAGCCGGCCGATCGCCGTACCGACGCCGCCGAAGACGAGACCGGAAAGCGCCCCGCTGGCCCCCTGGCGCATCATCTCCTCCGGGTCAAACTGAGCCTTGGGGTCCCGTGCCGCCACGTCGGCGGCATAGTTGGCCAGATAGGAGCTGATCTCCTCCGCCCCCTCGACCCCCGCTTGTTTCAGGAGGTTCGCCAGCCAGCCGCGCCCGCCGGTGCGCACCATCTCCAAGAGGCTCCCCAGGCTGACCTGCTCGCTCAGCCCCTCAATCGCGCCGGAGATCGCCCCCCGGGAAAACGCCTCCCCCGCCGCCGTGCCCTGGTCCGTGAGCTCCTTTGCCCGGCTCCCCGCCGCCTTGATGGACATGATGACCAGCGGCAGCGCCGGGTTGATGGCCGCCAGGGGCATGAGGGCCGCGTTGTCCGCGATGGACAGCGCCGTCTCCCCCAGGAATCCGCCCACGCCGCTCAGTCCCTCCAGCGCCTGAGATGCCGCTTCCTGGCCCATCTGGGCCGTGCGGTAGGCGTGGCTTCCCGTGTCGATGGTTTTCTCAATTTGCCCGCGCCGGGCCGTGAGCCGCTCCCGGACCTCGTTCATGCTCTGGCGGATGCTTTCCGCCTCCGGGGAATCCATGCCATAGCGCTGGACAGCCCCGTTGAGCTGCCGCCCCATCTGTTCATACTGCCCCTGGAGCTGGGAATAGACCCGGTCCCCCGCCAGGATGTCCACGTTCGCGCCAGCCTGCTTGAGCCCTTCGCCCAGCATCTCCGCGCTTCCGATGGTGTTCAGGGCGATGCTCTGGGCCGCTTTGCCCACCCGGGTGTCCTGGCTGCGCTTTTCTCCCAGGGTATACCCGTTCCGCGCCCGCTGGACGCTTCCCCGGTCATTCCGGGTTCCGGTGTCGGCCTTTTGGACAGAGCGGGCCCGGGGGGACCGGGCTTCCGCTTCCTGGACGATCTGCGCCGCCCGGGCTTCCCGGGCGGGGGTCTGCGTCTTCTGCTGCCGCTCCTCCCGCTGGGCCTCCATCTGCTGGAGCTTGCTCCCACCCTGGACAAAGCTGTTGGCCCGCCCGGTGCTCTGCCGGGCTGCCGTCCCCGCGTCTGCGGACAGCCCGGGGAGGAGCACCGCCCCCTGGCCGCCCCCGCCGCTTCCCCCGGAAACACCGGCGGCCGCGGCATTCGCCGCGGCCTTGTCCTGGGGCAGAGGGAGGGTGTATCTCCCGCCCTCCATGCTGCTTTTCTTCTCTTCCGCCTTTTTCCTGGCGAGCTTTTCTTCGATGTAAGACATATTCCCCTCCGTTTATGTCGTCCTTCTCCCCGCGATATAGACCACCGTGTTCCCCTGCTTCACCTCCTGGACCCGGTTCTGCCGCACCAGCTGGGCCAGCTGCTCCCAGCTCACCCGGCCAAAGCCGTCCACCTGCACCCAGTCCTCGCCGTTCCGGTTGCCCACGCTCTTGTCCGCCCGGCCGGAGCGCTCCGGGAGATAGAAATAATCGTCCGCGTTCTTCCCCATCCCGGCATAATAGGCCCGCAGCGTCTCCAGGTCGGCCTCATGGGCCACCCGATACCGGCCGTCGCTCTCCTGGGTCGCCCGGGCAAAGGCCGCCTGTGCCTTCTGTTCCAGCGCCGAGCCCGTGCCGGAGCCGCTTCCCCCGGCCGTGCTCTTCGCCGCTTTCTGCTTGCCGACGATCCCCGCCGCTGCGATCAGCGCCGCCTGATAGTCCTGTTCCGAGATGAGCCCCTGGTTCAAAGCCGTTTCCAGCCCGCCCCGAATGTCAAAGCTCCCGTTGCTGCGATAGACGTTGAGGAGGGTCTGGGCGTATTTCCCCAGCCCTTCATAGCTCCCCTCGTTCTCCCGCTCCCAGCTCTGCCGCATCCGCCCGGTCTCCTCCGGGGAAAAGCCCGCCTCCGCATAGCCGGAAAAGTCCCCATACTGCGCCAGGGTCTCCGCCTTTTCCAGCGCTTCCGCCCGCCGGCGCTGCCGCGCTTCCTCGGCCTGCTGGGCTTCCTGTTCTCTCCCCTGTGCCCGGACCAGCTCCCCCTGGAGCCGGAGCGCCTGCCCGCTCTGGGCCGCCCGGAGCGCCAGCCCCCGGTTCGCGTCCCCCGCGCCCGCGCCCAGGATGGCCCCTGCCGTCTGGGTGAGCGGACCCCGGTTCCCCGCCGCCGCTTCATAGGAGCCGATGCGCTGCGCCCCCTCGGCCGCCCCCACGCCCGCGTCCTTCTGCGCCCGGGCATAGAGCTGCCCGCTGCGCTCCACCTGGTCCTGGATGCTTTGGGCCGCGCTCTGGCCCAGCGCGTCCTTCATGCTTTTCCGCACCTCTTCTTCCGTCATGCGCCCCTCCTTCTCACAGCCCCGCCGCCAGGAGCCCCGCCCGATAGTCCTGTCTCGAGATCAGTCCCTGGCTCAGCGCCGTTTCCAGCCCGCTCCGGAGATCGAACCCCGGGTTGGACTGATAGAGCTGCAGCAGCGTCTGGGCATAGCTCCCCAGCCCGTCATACCCGCCCTGCCGGCTGCGGTATCCGTTCTCCATGGCGGCGATCTGCTGGGGCGTATACCCCAGGGAGCCATATCCGGAAAAATCCCCATACTGGGCCAGGATCTGCGCCCGCTGCTGGGCCTCCTGCCGGGCCTGCGCTTCCTGCTGGAGCTGCCGCTGACGGGCCTCCGCCTGGGCCTGGAGCCGGAGCCCCGCCTCCTGGATGGCCCCTTCCTCCCGGGTCTGGATGGCGTCTGCCTCGTTCCCCGCCTGGGTGGCCAGATACCGGGCCGTGAGGGCCGCCTGCTGCTCCTGGGGCGTGCCGGTGCCGCTGAGCCCCGCCGCCACCATCTGTTCGTTCAGGTCCCGCTGCCCCAGGCGGTATTCCCGGTATGCGCTGCGATTGGCCGCCTTCTGGGCCTCCACCTGCCGCTCGATCTGGGCCCGGAGCTGCTCCAGCTCCAGGTCCGCCGCCGTTTTCTCCCCGGTCCTCTGGCCATAGGTGTTGCGGCTGCCGCTTTGGAACATGAGGGGGTTGTACCCGCTCCCGTCGGCCCCGCCGCTGTAGCCATAGTTGGCCCGGACGCTCTCCGCCGCCGCGTGGGCCGCGTCCATCCCCGCCTGGTCCCCGGCCTTCCAGGCTTTCGTCCAGTCGTCCTTGGCCTTCTGCACCGCGTCCCAGCTGTCGCTCCCCAGCCACTGGGCGTCGGCGTTTCCCGCGCTCCACCCCTTCCGGCTGGTGTCCGCCCGCTCCCCCATGTTCTCCGCCATGCCGCCATAGCCCACATAGCTGTACCCGTCGGGGAGGTCGCTGTAGATCTTCCCGTCCGCCCCTTTGGTGAGGGGGGCCTCCTTCACCGTGTTCCAGAGCCCCGCCTCCTTGACGTCCCGGACCCCCGCCGTGTTGCCCTTCAGGTCCACTTTCGTGCTCTTCCAATACAGATCCCGCTCGTCTGCCATCCCGTTTTCTCCTTTCTCACACCAGGCCCATCTTCTGATACCGGACGATGATGCCATAGACGCCAAAGCCCTCGTTCACCCCGGTGTTATACACCGTCACCGTGAGCCATTTCCATTTCTTGATCTTTTTCTTAAAGGCGATGAGCCGCGGCCCGTCGTCGGTCTCAAAGCTGAATCGGGTGAAGTCGATGTCTTCCCAGTCAAAGATGTCGTTGGTCTGCTCGCACAGGACCTTGAGGGCCGCCAGCTGGGCCGCCGTCACTTCCCCGGCCTCCGCGCCGTTCTCCACCCGGGAGAGGAGATCGCTCATCCCCGGGTCCCGGTCCGTGCGGATCTTCACCTTCACCGACGACCGGGCATAGGGCTGCAGCATCACCCCGCTGCCCTTCTTCACCATGGTCTTGTACCGCATGAAGTCCCCGCAGGTGTCCGCCATGGTGGTCCATTTGGCCACGATGGCCGCCCCGTCGTCGCTGTACCGGTCCATCCCCGGCCGGTCGGTGTTCATCCGGCAGAGCTTGCCCGTTTTCGTCCCAAACCAGAGCGCTTCCCCCTTGGGCATCCAGCACACCGCCGGGATGTTCGTCCAATACTGGCATTCATAGCCATAGTTCCCGCCGGTGACGGCCCCCTCCTGATACACCCGGTTCTGCTTCCCGTCCAGGACATAGATCCGCCCGTCCCCCATGCTCAGGAGATACATCCCGTTCCAGCTGCAGGCCGCCGCCTCCTCCGGCCGGGGCTCTGCGGTGAGCCGCGCGTCCACGAACCGGCTTCGGTTTGCCATGGTCCGCTCCGCCGTCACCAGGTTGGAGGTGATCCCATACACCCCCCGCCGGGAGAGGAACAGCGGGTCGTCCAGCAGGTTGGCAAAGGCCCGCTTGGACACCGCTCCCACGCCGGTGATCCCCTGCCGCACCGGGAAGACCGCCGTCCCGTTCAGTTCTCCCGCCGTGCGGAGATAGATGCTGGCGTCCTGTCCGCTCTCTTCCTTGATGATGGCCTGGCTCTCCCCCACGTTCCGGTATCCCATGATCCGGGAGCCGTCGTTCCCCACCATGGTGTATCCCGTGTCCGGGAAATAGGTGGGGTCCTCCGCGCCGGAGCGCCAGTCCCGGCTGGGCTTTTTGTCGTTGCCGGAGAGGAAGATGCGGTTTTCATAGATGGCCGCGATGGTGCAGCCCTCCAGATCCGCCCGGCTGTCCTGCCCCTCCTCCGCCGCCTTTTCATAGGTGATCTCCAGGTTGTCCGCGCCGGAGAGCGTCGCGTCCCACGGGGCGGATGCCTGGGGCAGCGCCACCACGCCATATTCCTCGTTGACCAAAAAGGTCCCTTTGGTCATCCCGCTCCCGCTGACATAGTCTTCGGTAGAGGTGCTTTTATCGAAATACACCCCTTTCCAGCAGATATAGCCCTTCGCCCATTCTTCAAAGCTCTTCGCATCCTCGCCCTCGTTGAGGTCGTCTTTATAGTTTTCATACCTCCGCCGCATCGTGCTTTCCGGGATGGCCGCCAGCGCCTTGACCCGCTGCTGCTCCACCTCCTCCCACACACCGGTGATCTCGTTGCGGATCCGCGCGGAGAGACCTGTGCTTTTGACCTTTTCCTCCGGGAGCTTAAAGGTGTTGTACCCCCCTTCTCCCACAAACCCCGCCTTCCGCTTGTCCGTGAGGAGGTTGACGGCCTCCAGCGCCGTTCCGCCGCCTTCCACCCCGCCGTTGATGGAGATCTCCGGGATCTTCGCGTCCTCTGCCGCGCTCTTGATCTGAATGGTCTCGCTGCCGCTCTCCCCATAGTTGCCGCACACGAGGTATTCTTTTCCCGTGAGGATCCACAGCTTGTCTCCATAGGCCACCGCCGTGCTGTATCCCTGCCAGACCTCCGTCCGGAGCGAGACCGGCGCCTTCGCCTCCTCCGTCTCCTCCGCCTCCGGCCACCAGCGCCAGATCCCGCTCCCCGCGTGGACGAGATAGACCTCCTCTCCGCCCACGCTTCCGTGGAACATCCCCCAGATCGGCCCCGTCATGGTGCGCACCGTGCGCCATCCCGGCCGTTTCTCCGGGTATCCACCCGGCCCCGCCACCAGGTTGACGGCGTCCGGGCTGCGGCATGCGTCGATGAGCTGGGGGTCGGTGGAAAAATCCACCCCCCGCAGCTTGTCAAAGATCCGCGCGTATTTCGTCGGGCTGCTGCCCGAGAGCTTTGCCCGCTCCATCTTATCCCCCCTTCCGCTGCTCTTCCTGGTGGTGCGCCGCCTGGTTGAGGTGCTTTTCCAGCCTGTCCAGGGCCTCGGTCACCGGGCCGTTGCAGCCCTGCTCTTTGAGACCCTTGAGACAGGCCAGCTGGGCATAGGTGATGAGCGCCAGCTCCGCCTGGATGGCCTTGAGGTCCACGTCCTGCGCGTTCTGCCGTTCCACAAAGGCGGCGATCTTGGTCCACATCTTGTACAACACCCCCAGTGCGCCCACCAGCGCCGCGGCTTTGATGATCCCGTCCACCGTCACCATCATGGTTCAGCCCTCCCTTTCCAGGAGATAGTATCTCGGCCACCGCCCCACGCAGTCGGCGTCCAGCACGGCGGGGGACGCGAAGATGAGCTCCCCGCTCACGGTGACGTTGGCCCGCCGCCTTGCGTTGACGGAATATTTCCCGGAATACAGCCCCGGGTCGGCGATGCACAGCTTCCCGCCCAGTTCGCCGAGGACGGCCATAAAATGCCCGCCGGCGGAGAACATCCCCTTGCCGGAGACGTTGCAGATGGCCGCGCCTCCCGCCCGGAGATGCCCCAGCAAAACGTTCCGGTCGTTGGTCTGGCTGGCCCGGAAGGGGAAGCGCCCCGACAGCAGCCGAAGGAGCTTGTTCATGTCGGTCCCCCCGGGCACTCTCGCGCCCCAGTTGACCGCCCAGTCCCGCATGGTCTGCACCGAGATCTGGCTCCCCGTGACGGCCCCCAGAGCGATAATGGCCGAGCACACCCCGCAGCCGGAGCTCTTGATGGTGGCCTTTTCATACCCCTTGGCGGGGTAGGAGATGCGGGAAAAGTTGTTTTGGTTGACCAAAAAGCCCTTGAGAGAGCGCACCCACCGGGTCTTCTGCCCCTTTTTCGTGGGATAGGTCACCGGCCAGAGCCCCGCCGCCGTCTTTTCGCCGATCTGGCACAGGTCCCCGGCGGCGATATAGCTGGCCCCGTCGAGCAGGCCCTTCGCCGTGAGAACGGCGATCCGGTCAAAGGCCAGCGCTTTCATGGACGTCCTCGCTCTCTTCCTGGTCTTCGGGGGATTCTTCGTCGGCCTTGTGCTCCCCCTTGACCCCCTGGTTGAACTCCTGTACCACGCTCTCGATGAGGAGGTCCATCTCCATCTCGGAAATGGGGATGCCTTTTTCATTCAGCATCTCCACGATGCCCTCCTTGGCCTTTTCCAGCTTTTCCGGGCCGGAAAGATCCCGGTACAGCTGTTCCGCCGCCTTGACGCAGGTGCGGACCACGTCCTGCTTCACCTTGTCGTTGACGTATTTTTCATAGAGACGCTTGATCTGCGTCCCGATATACCCCGCCAGCGCGGTGAGCACCGCCACGATGGCCGGGAGGATGTATGCGCTGAAGATCTCTGCCTTGGTCATGTTCCTTCTCCTTTCATTCTCACCGGCGGCATGAAAAAAGCCGCCTTGTCTTCCTTGACAAAGCGGCGTTTCCGGCTATAATGAAGTTAAAGGGCGCTGCGACAAGCGGTTAGCCCGGATAAGCTAAGATTTCAGAAAAGAAACCGTCACTTGGCCGAGTGGCGGTTTCTGCTTTTTACGATGATCGTCACGGTAAACCGTCCGATATGTAACGTAATCCGCATGGCGTCACCCCCTTTCGGGGTTTGTGACTAACCGCCTGCCGTTCGTGCAGCGCCTGTCCCCATCCTAGCACAGCCGCCGTCCTTTGTCAATTTCCGCCCAACCGGGCGGTTTTTTTATTCCTGCGCCGTCCACCCCGCAGCATAGCTCTCCGGGGTATATGCGTTGTTGTCGATGGCGCTGACATAGCGCTTCCCGTCTGTCCACACCATGCACTCGCCCTTCTGATACAGACCCCGGCTCCCGCTGGGGGCCTGATAGGGCTTGGCCTTGGCGGGGTCCTTGGTGTGGCAGATGTCAAAGAGGGAAACCGCGTCCCGGGGGTTCCATCCGGCGTTCCCCGTGCTGTCGTGTGCCTGCCAGACCTTGTACACCTGCCCCTCATACTGCACCGGCGCGCCCACGGTCTGATACGGCCCCTGCCGCCAGGCCGGGATCTTGTCCTCCTCCGCCAGGATCGCCGTCCCGTCCAGCTTGTCCTGGATGACTTTCTTCCGGAATGCCTGCGCGTCCGCCGCTCCCTGGGCTTCCATGGCCCGCAGAGCCGTCTGCTTGTCAAACTGCGTCAATGCTGTCCACTCCTTCCGTATATGCCGCGCTCAAGTCACTCTGGAGCCCCTCTAGCTCATCCGAGATGGCCTGATACTTGGTCTTCTCCTCCGGGGTGAGTGCTTCCAGCACCACCTGTTCCCCGTCTTCGTTCCGGGTCCAAACGCCCCGCTCCGGGATCCAGAGATCCCCCATGGTGAGCCCATAGCCCGCCGCGTCCTCCAGCCGGGCATTCAGAGCCGCCTCCAGCTCCTCCTTCTGCCCTTCGGCGGCCACGATCAGGTTGGTCACCAGATTGTCCTCGATCACTGCAAATCGCATGTGCTGTCCTCCTCAGTTAAACAACCTTTCCCGGCGTAAATCCGCCATAAACGCTCTGGTCCAGCGGGATTCGGACATAGATGATGCCCTGGTAGCCGTTGTCGCCGCGTCCTTGGTAGTAATTGGTGCCTTTCGAATTGGTCCAGTATCCTCCGCCACCTCCGCCGCTGCCATAGAAGGTTGCCGCTTTACCGCGATTAACGCTGTTATCATTGCTACCCGTGCCGCCACCTCCGCCGCCGTAATCGCCACCCGTGCCGCCATCGCCGCCGCTGCTGTCGTTTGTAATCGTTCCTCCATTGCCGCCATTGGTTCCGCCAGCACCACCAAAGTAATATCTATCATATTCATTATCTTCAGTGCCACCGCCACCGCCACCGCCGCAGTGTGGCTTATCGGTTCCCGAAACGATTGCCCCAGAAATTTTCAGTTTTGCGCCGCCAGCATCCCCAAACGGGTATTTGCTGATCCCGTCACCGGATCCGCCAGGATTGCCGCCGTATCCGCCTCCTCCACTACCGCCGTTGGCCGATTCTGTTGCGGGGGCGGTGGTCGTGTACCCAAGGAATGAGCTTTTCCCTGGTGCGGTTCGCTCGTCATAATTGCCGCCAGCGCCAACAACTGCTGCCATCGATCCCGTGAGCGTTACACCGCTGACCTGTTTTGTGTACCCTCCTCCGCCGCCATATCGGGTTCCTCTGGCGCCGCCGCTCACCATCCACACATCACCCTTCCGCGCCTTGCTCAAGGTCAGCGTTCCAGAGGAAGTCAGCGTCAGCAGCCGATAGGCCACATTGGACATGAGCACGATCTGGTCGGTCATCGTCCCGGTGTAGGTGATGATGTCATCCTCCACCTTTTCCGCCACCGTCACCGTAAAGCTGGCGGTCTTGGCCACCCCGCCCTCGGTATAGCTCACGCTGCCGGTCTTTGTGCCTGTGGTGCTCAGATCCGGGGCCGTGACGGTATAGCTCCCGGCGCTCAGCGCCTTCGCCGCCCCATTGGTATAGGTGGCCGTCACCGTCAGCACACTGGCGTCAAAGCTGTCCCCCGGCGCATACTCGGTCTTGCTGCTGCTCACCGCGATGGCCGAGAGGGCGATGGGCTCCATCGTCCCCGTCACCTTCTCCCCCTTGACATACGCCGTCTTGCCTTTGGCGATGTCCGAGGCCGCTGCCGTCGCGTCAGAGGTGTCCACCCCCGTCCGGATGGCCCGGATCTTCTCGGGCATATTCCCCGGCGTGATGAGCGCCGTTGTGCCGTCCTTCTCCCGGATGGCGTTGCCGATGTTTTCAAACAGCGTGTCCAGCGCTTTGGAATCCACCGCTTTGTCTACAGCCATTAGTAGCTCCCCCCATTCCACACCGGCAGCGCCGCCAGTACGTCATTGACCATCGCGCTCTTGTCCGCCGCCGTCCAATAGTCCGTTCCCTTCACGGGTTTAGGCCCCTGGGGCCCGGTGGCTCCCGTGGCCCCTTTTTCTCCCTGGGGCCCTTGGGGGCCGGTCGCCCCAGTCGCGCCCTTTTCTCCCTGTGGCCCCTGTGGCCCGGTCTCGCCGGTGGCTCCCGTGGCTCCCCGGGAGGGCTTTCCCGTGTCCGTCGTGCCCAGATACCAGTTTCCGTTGCTCCCGATGGTGGGGGTGATGCCATTGGAGCCGGTCGCACCCTTCGGTCCGGTGGGCCCCTGGGGCCCGGTCTCGCCGGTGGCTCCCGTGGCTCCGGTCGGGCCCTGGGGTCCCGTGGGGCCAGTATCGCCTTTCGGCCCCTGGGGCCCGGCCAACGCCGCCAGCTGGGCGGCTGTAAAGTCCGCGTAGGTAAAGGCATCTCCCTTCGGGCCCTGGGGACCTGTTGCGCCTGTGGCTCCGGTCGCGCCCTTTTCTCCGGGGTCCCCCTGGTCCCCTTTTGGTCCCTGGGGTCCGGTGTCCCCCTTCGCCCCCTGGAGCGGGCCGTTGTTGACCCATTTCTTTCCCACGCCGTCATAGATATAGATGTCATAGGGCTCTCCCGTCCCAACGCCATAGGCATCCCCCGCCGCGGGGCTCGTCACCGCCGCGCTCAGAGCCGATGCCGTGGCATAGTACCCCTTGACCACAAAGCCCGCGCCCGTGTCGCCCTTGGCTCCCGTGGGCCCCTGGGGCCCAGTGGGTCCGCGTTCTCCCTGGGGGCCGGTCTTTCCCTGGGGCCCTTGCGCGCCGGTATCGCCCTTGACGCCCTGGATGCCCTGGGGACCCTGCTCCCCGGTGTCACCTTTTTCCCCCTTGGGGCCCTGGATGCCCTGGGGACCCTGCGGACCCGTGGGGCCGGTGTCGCCCTTGGGCCCCTGCTCTCCCTGGGGGCCAACAGCGCCGGTCGCGCCCGTGTCGCCTTTCTCTCCCTTGTCGCCCTTCACGCCGGTCACAACGGTCACGCCATTCTGGTCCGCCACCGTGCCGTTGGTGAACTGCAT